CACCAGAGAACTTAGCCTTCGTTCTACACCTAGAGGCTCGCTAGAAACTATAACCTTTAGACTTGACAATCCAAACATGCCTAGTGCGCTGCTAGATAACCTTATTGGGGTGTTTTTTGGCCAGCCAGTCTTAATCCAGAATCTACCTAGCAATATGCTAGATGGGTCATTCGGTGGCTTTGTGGAGAATGTGGTTATGAACGCCACGCCTACCTATGTTGATCTAACCCTCTATATTTCTGCCACTCCATTCTCTTTAACTTTATTACAATGGCAGACAATTACCCCAACTACCCTAACTTGGGCAGGGGTAAATGCTACACTTACTTGGACAAATGCGACAGGAGCACTAACGTAATGGCAACAAGCCCAATTTATAGCTGGCCAGAGCCAGACAATACTAGTTTAGTTAAGGATGGCGCACTTGCCATGCGTAACTTAGGCGATGCGATTGATACCACAATGGCCACAATGGTTTCTAAAACTATTGTCGATGCTAAAGGTGACATCATTGCAGCAACAGCAGCTGACACCGTATCTCGTCTTGCAGTGGGTGCAAATGCCACAGTGCTTACAGCAGACTCAACTACAGCAACTGGATTAAAATGGGCAGCAGCTGGTGGTGCGGCTCCAAATGGTTATGTGCTTTTCAGCACTACAACTATGACAGGTGCTAATTCTATTACAGTAAGCAGCATAAGTAATAAAAGTTCACTTATGATCGTCCTAAATGGTGTAGGCGCAGGCGTAAGTGGTTCTTATGGTGATAGTGTTGACATTTTTATTAACGGCAGCACTTCAGGTTATAGAAATGCTGGAATACAATTTGCTGGGTCTGGCACAACTATTGTGACAAATTCAGGTACAAGCAAAATAAATTGTTTTGACCTTTCTAACAATACGGCTTCAGTAGGTTATGCGACTTGTTTTATTGACGGTGCAAATAGTACTGATCCAAAAATTTATGAAGTAACTGGTCAAGCAGTTGCAAGTAGTGGCTCTAATCAAGTGGGTTATGCTTATGGTGGTGTTTATACAGGCGCAGCAGTGACTTCAATAGTGGTTAAATCATCTGAAGGCGGCGGCGGAAACTTCGACGCTGGCACAATGTACATTTATGCGAAGGCGGTTTAGTAATGATTATCAATGAACGATTTCATGACGCAGTTACAGGTGAAGTTACAGACATACAAAGAGAAGCAACGCCTGAAGAATTAAAGCGTTTCAAAGAAATTGAAGCACAAAAAAAGGCTGAAGAAAAAGAAAAATTAGCAAAAGATGCAGCGCGTCAAGCGGTACTTGATAAGCTCGGCCTATCGGCCGATGAGGTTGCAGCACTACTTGGATGAAGCCTAAACTTTCTAAAGCTGCAACCCAATTAAGAGAGCAGTTTGATGATTCCTTCCCAGAGCGTGATCGTGCGTCTGACGGTTGGATCGCGGATGTACGGCACATGCGTGCTGGCAAGTCTGATCATATTCCAGATGCTCAGGGCTGGGTTCGTGCTATCGATGTGGACGCTGACTTATCGGGTCGATCGAAGCCCGAGATCATGCCAGATCTTGCAGATGAGATTCGAAAGTACGCAAAGTCTGACAGCAAGAAAAGAATTGCCTACATCATTTTCAACGGCAGAATTGCCTCTCCTATCCTCGGATGGAAGTGGCGTAAATACACAGGGGCTAACAAACACACTAAGCACGCGCATATCAGCTTTACGAAAAAGGCTGACAATGACAGTGCTTTTTTTCAAATACCTATGTTAGGAGCCAACAATGAACGAATTGAAGAAGATGTCAGGATCATGGGTAAGAGCCTTCCTTGCGGCTGTCATCACTCTTGCAGCCTCGGGAGTAAGTGACCCTAAAGCTCTAGTCTATGCAGGTGTAGCAGCAATTCTGCCACCTGTACTGCGCTGGCTAAATCCTAAAGACGATTCCTTCGGCATGGTCGAATGACGCAATCAGATTTCTTTACCCTTTACCTAGCAACCATCGCTGCACTCGGCGGTTTGTCTGGCTATGTAATCACGCACTTGTTGTCTGAGATCAAAAGACTCAACACGCGAGTCGATGAGATCTATAACATACTACTTGACAGGTAACATTTTCCTATGGCAAGAAAAGCGACTAAGGATCTTGTAGAGCAAGATTACTCAGCTCTCGATGCTTACTGCATTGGGATGTACGAATTCTCACAAAGCCTAAAGCGTGCTGGCTTTGATGAGGAAACAGTGCTGGGCATTATCGTAGAGCGATCTGCCTACCCTGCATGGATCTTGCCAGATCCTATAGAGCCAGAGAAGTTTGGCGATTACGAAGATGAGGACGATGACTAGAATCCAGAAAAGGTATCTAGTAATTTCAGATCTTCAAATTCCATTTCATCATGAGGCGGCAGTCAAGAATCTCATAAAGCTAGTAAAGCGTGAGAAGTTCGACTTAGTCCTAAACACAGGCGATGAACTGGACATGCAATCGCAGTCCAAGTGGGCTAAAGGGACGCACCTAGAATACGAGGGGCAATTAGATGCGGACAGAAGTCTGGCTCAAAACATCCTCTGGGATCTTGGCACTACCGATATCACACGATCGAACCACACGGATCGTCTTTACCACACTCTCGTTAGGGGAGCTCCTAGCCTCATCGGACTTCCAGAGCTCGACTACTCCAACTTTATGGGCTTCAATGACTTGGGGATTCGTTTCCACAAGAAGCCCTTTGAATTTCACAGAGGCTGGGTCTTAGTCCATGGCGATGAAGGATCGATGAACACCAATGCAGGACTTACAGCTCTAGGTTTAGCGCGTAAGTTTGGTAAGTCTGTTGTCTGTGGACACACTCACAGAGCAGGTATCAGTGCCTTCACAGAGGGCATAGGAGCCTCGTACAGGACTTTGTGGGGCTTAGAAGCAGGTAATGTTATGGACAAGAAGAAAGCCTCTTATTTAAAGGCTGGCAGTGCTAATTGGCAGATGAGCGTGGCAGTAATTGAAACGCATGGCGATCGAGTAAGCCCAATGTTAGTGCCTATAAACAAGGATGGATCATTCACACTCTATGGACGACTTTACGCCTGACATCCGCACTACGCTTGATGATGCAGTTGATGCTGGAGAATTGTTATCGTTTCGTTATCAAAATGTGTTAGACATTGTCAGACAGGCGTGAGACTCTAATCATGTAAGCCAGTCAAGGGCACTGGATGCAGATAGGTACACAATGATTAACTCAATAACTATTGTAGGGATGATTGGCTTATTACTAGCTACTAATTTCATCTGGTATTGGCAAGGCGTTAAAGACGGTAAGCGCGAAGGTTATGTGCGTGGGCGCGAGATCAGCCGTCAAGGGTTCTGGCAAGAATGAGAGCTAATGAAATCCTACTTACAGCCACCGACACAATTCGGGATCGTGGGCTTCAGTATGGGCATCCTGCCGACAACCTAGAACACACAGCCATGCTGCTGAGTGCCTACTTACAGATGCCGATACACGATTATCAAGTGGCAGGCATCATGGTGCTAGTCAAACTGGCTAGGACTAATCAATCAGCACAGCACATAGACAACTGGATTGATCTATGCAGCTACGGAGCACTGGCTGGACAACTAGCCACAGAGGAGAACGATCTCTATGTTTAATTTAGCCGACTATGAGCCAGTGGAGGTTCGACTTGAAAAGTTTATTAAGGATTATCCTGCGTTTAGGATTGCAACTGAGTTGGAAGTGGTCGAGGCTTCTCGATACATTGTTAAAGCTTACTTATACAAAGATGCTGGCGATGGCGTTGCATGGTCAACAGGGTACGCTGAGGAGACAGTTACTAGTAGAGGCGTCAATCAGACTTCAGCACTGGAGAATTGTGAGACTTCGGCAATCGGCAGAGCACTTGCAAATGCAGGTTATGCTCCTAAAGGAAAGAGACCAAGCCGCGAGGAAATGAGCAAGGTTGTTGCATTTAAGCCAGTAAAGCCACCGGTACAAGATCTTGTACAAGCCATCCAAGCAGCTGACAAAGAGCCAGCAGAGCAGGATTACTGGACAACTCCAGTCAATGAATATCTTAAAGTAGTTGATGCTCCAGTTAGTCTGGAGAAAGCATTGGATCTAGTGCAGGATATTCTCGGGACAGGTGAAGCACAGGAATCACCACAATGCAAGCATGGACACATGAAATGGCGTGAAGGTGAGAAGAATGGCAGGGCATGGGGTGGCTATCAATGCACCATCATTAATCACCAAGGTGGAGAACCTAAGTGTGATGCAATCTGGTACAACATAGGCAGTGACGGTAAGTGGCATCCACAGAAGGCGAGAGTATAATGGGAAGCGTTGGAATTAAGATCAATGGTGAATGGCTAGATCTCATGTCAGCCTTCATCGCATGTCAGTTATGCAATGAGCCAGTGCAGATCAGAGACTTAGAGAATATATCTTCAGATTCTGTTAATGGCATAGTTACATGGCAATGCGCTAAGTGCAAAGCAGTCAATGGCTAGTCAAGCACGAAAGCACAGAGGTTTCCGCACAGAGCGAGTAGTAGCTGAGTACCTATCGACTCAGTGGCAAGGCGCATGTGTGGGAAGGGGTAGTGGCAAGGATATTGTTAATGTACCGTTTGATGTTGAAGTCAAAGCCCGCGCTGGATTTCAACCTTTAGCTTACATTAAACAATTAAAGGCTCGGACATCTGTTTCGGGGGAACTCGGATTCGGAGTCATAAGGCTAAATGGACAAGGCGAGGATGCTGCCGAGTATTGCGCCATAATGCGTTTAGCTGATCTCTTGCCACTACTCATATTAAAATATGGTCATCTTATTAGCGAACCTACAGAGGCAGACATT